ATTAAAATTAAACTCTGTATCTCCTGATCAATTAATTAATGCAAAGGAAGTTTGGACCTATAATAGTGCAACACGTATGTTATCCTACTTTACATCTGAAAGTGGTATGACTGTATCTGGAACTACTATGAAGGGGTTTGACATATCTGAGCAAAGACGATTAAAGAAACCCGCCGATCAATTACCCAAATTCATAAAATCTAGGAAAGGGCAATGGATCAAAGGATTTAAATCTATTGATAAGACCGTTGTCACAAAGGCCAATGGTAGATTCAATGGTACTACACTCATTTTAAAGGTATTTTCATGAAAAAATATATACTATTATTATTATTTCCATTATCAGCCGTAGCAGAGGTTCTAAGCGTCCCTGTGATCGATGTAGAGCCAGTATACACAGATTCTAGAGTTTATGATACACCCACAAGGACTTGCGAATTGAGAGAGATAAACCCGAGAGAAGATTCATTTAACCTTTTTGGTGGGGTTATTGGTGCTCTAGCTGGTCATGTTATAACTAGAAAAATGACTGGGTCAAGTGTCAACCGTGCACTTGGTACTGCAGCTGGTGCGATGATTGGGTCTAAAATATCAAATGACAATAAAGATAAGCAAATGATCAATGATTGTACCATAACTAATAACTACCACATAGAGAAAGTTCTTAGCGGTTATAATGTTGCTTATATGATAGATAGTCATAGGAAAGAAGCATTCTTCACTTATAATCCCGGAGATACTATTTCCATTTCGATTGAGAGATCGTATACTATACTGAAATAACTATATAAATACTAGTATCATTATAAGGGCTGACAGAAATTTATATGGAAAATTATTTTGGACAAAATGGGTTTACGTGGTTTATTGGGGTTGTCGAGGATAGAATGGATCCTGAGAAATTGGGTAGGGTCAGAGTTAGATGTCTAGGACATCATAGTCCAGATATATTAGATATTCCGAGAGACCATTTACCTTGGTCAACAGTAATGGCACCAACAACTAATCCCTCTATGAATGGATTAGGATCTACTCCGCCTTTTCTGGTTGAGGGGTCATGGGTTACAGGTTTCTTCCTCGATCAATTCCGTCAAGAATCCGTCATTGTCGGATCTTTACCTGGTTATAATAATCCCACTGAAGATGCACTAGGTAAAGATGGATTTAAAGATCCTGCGGGTCTATATCCCAGAAAAGATCATTCAGAGACCATGGATACAAATGTTCTAAGTGATTTTGAAATAGAGGAGTCTCCAAATCATCCATCCCTTAAATGGAGAAATGAGAATCTCATTAAGGATGTGCCTACCGCCACAAAACCCAATCAGGGCGAAGCGACTAAATGGAATGAATTGGAAACCCTAAATAAATCCAAATATCCATTAAATCATGTGAAGGAATCGGAATCAGGTCACATAATGGAGATAGATGATACCCCTGAGAATGAAAGACTTCTAGATTATCATAGGACAGGCACCTTTAATGAAATAAGACCTGACGGAACTAAATTGTCCAAAATTGTCGGTGATGAATATGAGATAATAATAAAGGATAAAAATGTTCTGATTAGTGGCAATTGTAATATAACGGTTAACGGTAATTGTAATCAACTAATTAAAGGGGATTATGCGTTAGAGGTGATGGGAAGTTATACAGAAAAGATACACGGGGATCAACATACATTAGTAACAGGCAGATGTGATATTGATGCGGGCCCTAATTTGGAGCTTACTGCCGGTAGGATAGACTTAAACTAATGTATAATTATAAAATAGATCTCATAAGAATTATCGATGGTGATACCATAGATTGTTATATAGACTTGGGCTTCAACGTTAAAATAAAAAAACGAATAAGATTAGCCGGTATAGATACCCCAGAATCTAGAACAAGAGATCTTAGGGAAAAGGAATATGGATTAGAGGCAAAAAGAAGACTAACTGAACTCCTGGAAGGTGCGAGTATAGAACTACAGTCCCATGAAGAGGGTAAATTTGGTAGGGTTATAGGCACATTATATATAAATGACAAATCAGTCAATGATATGCTTGTTGAAGAGGGATATGCTATCAAATATAATGGTGGAAAGAAACCAGATGCAGCTATCCTCATATCCCAATTAAATGAGATCAGAAATGCCAGAAGTAGCTAGAGGTTCAAGTACTGACTCTGTGGATTCCCCAGATGGAAGTGGAAATGAGTGCGGGAGCCCTACTACTCAAAGTACTGACATATGTTCCTCTAATGTCTATGTCAATGACATTGGTATCGTTAGGGAGGGTGATGCTATGATATCACATAATGGACCGGGGTGCAATGCACATGCACCCACTCTATCTTCATTCTCTGGCACAGTCTTTGTTAATGGTAAAGGAACTGGAAGGAAAGGTGATGAATATAGTAGTCATGTAATTACTTCTGGCTCAGGTAATGTATTTGCCGGAGGCTAGATTGTATAAATAATGCGGAGAACAACAATAATATAGAATTATGGCAATACAAACATCAGCTCATATAGACGGTCAAGGTACTAATATTTCGAGTAAAACAACTCGGGTATGGAAAGATCTAGATCTAAATTTTCTAAGTCATCCGGTCTCCGGTGATATTAATCGACTATATGATGTCACAGCAATAAAAAGATCTGTTAAGAATTTGATAATGACTAATCATGGTGAGAGACCATTCCAACCCTGGTTAGGGTCTGGTATAGATGCTCTATTATTTGAGCAGATGTCTCCCCTAGTATTATCTGCATTAAAGGGTAAAATTGAGACTCTTCTAAATGATTTTGAGCCCCGTGTTCAATTAAGAGAGCTTGAAGTAAATGGTGGGGACAATAACTCTATCCGCCTCACATTATATTTCACTATATCAAATCACCCCTCAGGAGAGATATATTCTCTTGATACATTCCTAGACAGGATAAAATAGAGGAACCTGACACTATGTCCACATCAACAACAGAAAAGGATTTCTTTGAAATAAAGAATAATCTAAAGACCTTTCTTAAGAGTCAAAGCGAATTTGCCGATTATAATTTCGAAGGGTCTGCAATGGCAACACTCCTTGATGTTCTAGCATATAATACTCATTATAATGCTATTACAGCTAAAATGAGTGTAAATGAAATGTTTCTTGATACTGCTCAAATAAGAAGTAATGTGGTGACACATGCTAAGGCATTGGGTTATACCCCGAGATCTGTAAGAAGCTCCCAAACTAGATTGACATGGGACTCAAGCACCACATTAGATAAAGTTACTATACCCAGAGGTACTGAATTTAATGGTCCTGATGGAGTTAAATTCAATACTATAACGGATTACCCTGGCATCCCAGTCAATGGAAATGTTAGAATAAGTGATATTGCGGTCTACGAAGGGAAATTTATAACTAATACTTTTGTGGTTGGGAATAATAGACAACTATTTCGCATCCCTAATAAGTCATGTGACACTAGATCTATTAGCGTAATGGTCTATGATGATGCTAATATGACCACTTTTACTTCATTTAGTGAGGCTAAAAATCTTATTGGTCACGATGATACTAGTAATGTGTATTTCCTTCAAGAGGGCCCAGATTCATATTTTGAAATATATTTTGGGGATGATATTATAGGTAAGAGATTGACCCCTGGTAATGTAGTCGAAATCCAATATCTTAAAAGTAAAGGTGATATTGGTAATGGCATTAAGTCATTAACCCTTTCCTCATCTATCACTGGAACTTCGAATGCAACTATAACTCTAGATAGCCCATCAAGTGGTGGTAGTGGTATAGAGACTATAGAATCTATAAAGAAAAATGCACCTTACCTTTATGCTGCCCAAAATAGAACTGTTACAACTAACGATTATAAATCTATCTTAATTAATAACTTTAGTTTTATTAAAGATCTAACTGCTTGGGGTGGGGAAGATCAAGTACCACCAGAATATGGCAAAGTCTTTATAAGTGCTATAACCAATACTAATGTCACATTAGTTGATTTTGAAAAAGATAGTATTATAGATGAACTACATAAAATGAAGATAACATCTATTATACCAGAGTTTGTTGAGCCTGAGTATATTAATTTGGAATTGGTTGTAAATTATTCATGGAACTCTACATTATCATCACTTAGTGGTGCAGAGATATCATCAAAAATAAAAACTCTTATTAGTGATTATAATAATACATTGAGTACATTTGATACTACATATTATAATTCTGATATAACATCCCTAGTTATTAATAGTGATCCTAGTGTTTTGGCTGCTACATGTAAACATATTGCATCAAAGAGTATACCCGTCTATAAAGATATTAAAGCAAAGTATAAGATCGATTTTGGGAATTCTATATATAACCCCCACGAATATCATAAGAGCAGGTCAGATAAGGGTGTAATCTTATCTGCCGGCTTCAAAGTAAGTGGGTCAGATTTTATGCATTTCCTAGAGGATGATGGGGCAGGTACAATAAAACTATCCTACATTACAGATTCTGGTAATGTTGTTATTTCCGATAATGAAGCCGGTACTGCCAACTATCAGACTGGCGAAATTATAATTAATAGTATATCAGTATCATCAGAATCGCTTATAATCAATGCTGAATTAAACTCATATGACGTAATACCTCATAGAAATAACATCATACGTCTGTCCAATGTCATCATTGAGAATACTCCAGTTAGTGGAAAATTATCACCACAAAGTTCAAAAATTAATTACCAACCTACTGCGGCTAGATTATAATGGATATAAGATCCCAACTACCAGAGTATATCAAAGGAGAATACCCTGATTTTCTTAAGTTTGTTAATTTTTATTTTGATTTTCTTAAGTCAGAGGAAATATACTATTCCGATTTAAGTGGTACCTTCAATAAAGATGATATACTAAGTGGTCTAACCTCTAATAGTACAGCTAAGATACTAGGTCACGATCCAGCAAATAAAAGAATCTTTATCGAGAGAAATACACCATTTAACTTAGGTGAAGTGATCTCCAATGAGAGTGGTGCGAGTGCTGTTCTCGAGAATTATAATTCTGGTGCAGGTCTAACTATAGATGACCTATTAAATTATAGAAATCTAGATGCCACCAATGAGAGAATGATTAAGAAGTTTCGTCATGATCTAATGTCTGTAATTAATGGTAATCTTAATAGCAAGGTTGACGTCCAAAACTTAATAAAAAATATAAAGGATCTATATACAGCAAAGGGTACAGAGGATTCATTTAAAACTATATTTTCACTCCTATTTGATGAGTATGTGGAGATATATTATCCTTCACGAGATATATTAAGGGTATCAGATGGTAAATGGATTGGAAGACACTCTATCAAAGGAGTAATATTAACTGGTGATCCGCTTACTATGATAGGTGGTGCTGTTACATTAAATAATCAAATTGTTGGATCCTCTAGGTCTATTCAGGTATATAAAGTTGTAAGATTAAGTGCGACTGAGTTCCAAATGTATTATAGCAATGTCATTGAGGATATATATAAAGCCGAAGACGTTGTTATAGTAGGTACAAATTTTAGTGGTAAGATTGGTAGTGACGCGGAAATTACATATACAGGACAATATGAAGGTTCTGAGGGATTTTTATCTGATTCAAATTATCTTCAAAATGACTATTATCAAAAATACTCATATGCAATACGAAGTAATGTAGTCTCAACTGCCTACGATCCTATAATAAAAAATGCTATACATCCTGCTGGATTGGTTGCATTCAATGAATTAGTTATTTCCAACAACTTAAGTATATCTGAAGCTATTCGAATAATAAAAGCTGAATTTACCAAAGTCTTTGGTGAAAATATCCTCACCCTTGACAATTTAACTGCTCTTATCAATAAAATTTTACCCCCTGATGCAGTAACTTTAAATGATGAAGTAGGTCTTACTATAAATAAAGATGTAGAGGATTCATCAAGTATTACTATTACTGATGCCCAAACTTATATTGATATTAACCCATATGCTGTAGATTATTTCTATCAACCCAGTGTAAAAACAGATGCTTATACTGACTCAAGAGAATTGTAAATGAAAAATAAAGAGAATTTAAAGATAACAGGTGAAGTTAATATTAAGGTCACCAATACAAAAACTAAGGAAACTAAATCCCTTATAA